TGCGCCCGCCTGCTTTGCGATCATGCGGGTGATGCCCAGAAGCTCGTTGAGCTTGCGAAGGTCACCGCTAAACAGGTTTACAAATTCTACCTCACGAACACGGGCGAGGTCTGCCTTCTTGATAAGATTGGTTTCAGCCATTATTCATTACCTCCATTATTTTCAAAAAGTTTCATATTTTTGGCGATTGCCGCACGTCTCTCGGTGCGGTCTTTAATAGCCATGATTTGTTCTTTTGTCATGGGAGTACCACCGGGGTTGGGATTGCCGCCGCCCATACGCTGGGTAAACTTGGCGGGAGGGTTGCCCTCATCAACAAAAGCGGACGCGTCCTCGCTCTTAATGGTTTCGATAAGGTCATTGAGTCCGAGTATCTTGCCGTTTTTCTGTTTCAGACCGGCGTTGCGAATTTCAGCCATTACCGCCTTTTTCGCTGCCTCGGATGTGAACTTATAGCCCTCCATTTCAGTTTTGAGTGCGTCCTCAAAATCACGGGCTTCCAGCTTGGCTTGGTAGTCCTTCTCGGCGTTCTCTGCCTTGGTCTGCCAGTCCTTCAGCTGGGTTCTCATGGTCTCGATATCCACACCTTCAAAGCTTTTGAGCGTTTCGGTTGCGGTATCAAGCTGGGTTTTGTAGTTGTCGCGTTCCTCCTCAACCTTGCCGATTTTCTTGTTAAACTCGGTGATGGTCTTGTAGTTGGCGGCAACGTCCTTGTCGAAGTCCGATACCTTATCAGCGGGTACTTCAAGGCCGTACTTCTTCAGAATTTCGCTAATGTTCTGCATATAATCCTCCTGCATGATTTTTTCACAGGTCTGCCCCCTGCTTTGGATTTAGCCCTTTTTAACTCCGGGCGAGAGTTGGCGCCGCAAGCCGGGATCGAACCGACATCATGGGAGTCAAAGTCCCATGCACTGCCATTGTGCTATTGCGGGAAATAAAAAAGAGCAACTTGTAAGAAATCCTTACAGGTTGCTCTTTGTATTAAGTTGGGTATGAAAAAAACCACCGTCCCGAAAGATGGTGGTTTATTCTTCAGTTACTTGATACCATCGGCAGGTCTCGCATACGCAATTTGCCTCTTCTAAGTTAATTTCCTCGCCAAGAAGCTCCATATCCATGTTATCTTCCCGGACTTCCTGGACTTCGTAGCATAGACCCCAATATATGTCCCTTTTCAATAGGGGACAGTACCGCTTACTGTCCTGTTGCTCCATTTTGTATGTCCTCCAAAATTTTGTCGTACTTCTTGCGCCACCGTTGAGGGACAGCTGTGACAAGTTTTCCATTTAAGCTAAGAACAGCATACCCGTCCTCGGCAATAAACTTTATTGTCAGCCGCTTTTGCTGGTATAGTGCAAGTTTCGCACTCTGTATTAACTGGCGTGCGCTCTCCAAATCCATATCGGCGCGGTCAGCCTTGTTCTCCAGGTTTTCGATAAAGTGCTTTGTTTCGCCTGTTATGGTTGGTGTACCCGCATCAACGGCGATCTCTTCCGCGTTTATTCGCTGTATATATTTTACACCATGACTATCGAGAGAGTCAACAACCGCTTTCTCTTTGAAGTAAAGATTTAGCTTTTCTTCTGGCGTTCCACGGACAATCGCGCGGTTTGCCACGGTCTTTGCGTGCTTCACAGTACCCCTTGCCGCTGCCGCCTGTTTTCTGTCCCACTTGGCAATCTTCAAACGGGTTTGCAGAGGTTTCAAACCATTGGCCTCGCAAAAAGCATTATACTCGGCGTTTTGCTTCTGGAGGAGAGCCGCTTTCTTCTGATACTCAGCCTCCATAACCGCTTTCGTTTCCGGATCTGTAACAGCATCAACGAAGGTCTTTTCAGCCATTACCGCACGTTTGGTGTTGCGGATGCGGCGCTCAAGTACCCTCTGCCGCTGCTGAAGCTCATACGCCTTTTTGTTTTCCTCGCTGTCGTACTGTTCAAAGGGGTTGTGGATACCATCGCCGGGGGCGTGGGAGTGGCGGCAGTTTGCGCCGTGTATGCCTTGCACATGACCGAGACCGCATACCTCAAACGGGGGAAACCTTTCGTCCTCACCGCTCTTTGAATAGAATTTGCCTTGCCACCATGAGTGGTTAGTAAAGTCCTCGGCATCGGTTACACGTGCGCCCAGGTGGGAGGACACCAAGATAATGTCCCAGCCCATTTCATCCATGCGGGCGTCGGTTATATTGGCGCACGACTGAGATATGCCCGTCCGCACCGCACGGTGCGTGGCGGTTTCTATCGTGTCTGTATGACCGCTTGGGTATGTGACCGTTACTCCCTCATTCGCTATGGTCTCAACAGCTTCTTTGACCGCTTGGGTGTAGCTCATAGCGCCCGAAGCCACAAGGTTGTACGCCTTGTCACACTCGCGTATAAACAGCCTCTGTGCGGCGTTTGCTGTGGTGCGGGTGTAATTCGACCACTCGCCCTGCGTGGCTTCATAGCCGCGCTGCAAAAGCCGTATAAGGTATGGAGAGGCAAGTAGCGGTGCGGGGCTTAATCCCGCCGCTTCATACACCTTGTTGTCATAGCTGATATTCTCAACGCCCGCTTCTTCAAAGGCGGATTTTATCTCTTGCTTTTGCAGTTTGGTCTTTTGGGTAATTACCTCTTGCAGATCGTCAAGGAGATAGCCGGCATCCTGTAGTGTTTCCAGCTGCCATTTATCGAGGGCGGTTAGTATGTAATCATCACCCCGCCCAAGACGAATAGCTATGCGCTTTATAATGCGGTTGACTATCTCGCTATGCAGTTCGGAGGCTATTTCTTCCGCGCCCTCGGCAACGCGCAGCAGATAGTCAGGTGTAAGCATTATTCTTCATCCCCAAACAAAGAGTCTTTCGTTTGTGCAGCTGCTTCCAGAGCCTTTGCGTCCTCCTCGGTATAGCCCTCAAACTTGACGAGGAAATACCAAAACGGGACTTTACCGGCAGTCACATAGCTATACCACCGGGCTTTATCCTCTTCCCGATTGTAGGTGATATCACCGAAGTCGTACACGGTCTCATAAGCACCGCGAGGGGCAAGGGCGTAAGCATCGGCAAATTTATCCAGAGCGTACAGCAGTCCATCAACACAAGCTTGCAGCTGGTCTCTAACATCCTTGATAAGCTGGATGGTGCGTCTATCGTCACTCTCCACCTGTGTTGCGGTTATCATGCCGGTTTTCTCGTTAAATACGAAATAGCCGTTGGAAAAGCCGCACTTGAAGCCGATCTGTGAAAGCAAGGCATTAATGCCGGTGAGTCGCTTGTCGGTTTCCAGCGTGGGATTGATTTCGTGGTACACATCGCGTCCGCTATCGTCGCCCTCGACCAGTTTAATATAATCTGGCAGCGGTGATGTGCCTTTGCGAAGTGCGTTGCCGGCTTGTGCCATGCTCACCTTTGTATTGCCAGGGAGCAGACGGTCAGCCTCCAAAAGCACGGTGCGCTTGCTGTCGCCGATTTCCTTTGCGTTGCGGCTGTATGCAACGTCCAAGTCCTCAATTTCTGCAATGGCCTCGGCAAAGATAGGCATACCCAAAGGAGAGTCAATGTCGATATTGTTTGCCATCGGGGTTTTGAACACGCCGAACAGCATTTTATCAACGCCCTCGGCAACGACTTCTTCTGCAAGCCCCGCCCAGGGTGATTTCTCTATTGCAACGGGCTTGCCCCTGTCGCTCTTGGTTTCGCCTATATAACACTTGTTGGAAACAATGTACTTCTCGCCCTCAAAGCGGTGGTATTCATAGCGGGTGTACCACTTGTCAATATCGCCGTCATACTCTTGGTCGAAGAATACAATGCCGGTAATATTGCCGTTATCGCTGTCGGTTACGATAAAGCGTCCGGGGGTGAGGAAGTCAATGCCTCTGCCGTTGGGCTTCAATATGATTGTGCCATAGCCGCAGCCGTATTCCACCCAATGTCGCAGCTGGGGGTATACGCCGTCAATCTGTTCCTGTAGCCATGTCGCCCTTGCGCTGCCGTCTATCTGGATCTTCGTTCCCATCATTGCAAGACGGGCGACCTCAGAACAGACGGTCTTTGCAAAGTTAATGGTCTTTATGTGGTTATCAGCGTCAACCCAATCGGGAGTACCGCCGTAGATGTTGGCGCAGCGCATCACAAATTCTTGCATTGCAGGAGATGTGATTGCTTTCACATTAAACTCGTCTTTTACTCTTCCCGGCAAAAGCATATTTATCCACCTCGTTATCATTGTTCTTATTCCCATTACAAATCATCCCTCACCCTTCGGCGCATGATAGTATTGCAAAAGTATCTTATATCGTCCATCGCGTGGTCGTTTTCCTTTATGACCGTATCCTCTGTTTGCTTTTCGTCCCATCGGTAAAGGCCAAACTCTCTGATAGCGTCCACGCATGAGCGGTGTATCTTTATGTTGCCGTCACGCAAATACACTGCGGTGCGGCGTATACCGTCCATAACGTTGTTGTTTGCCTGTTGGACTCGGAAACCGCGCCTTTTTAACGCAGCAATAAAAGAAGCTGCCGAGGGGTCTACAATGACTTTATCAATCATAAGATCCCCGGCAAGCTTCTCGATGTCGTTGCAATATTCTTCGTCAGTGCGCTGTGCGCCGCTCTTGCGCCCATCATAGTAATACTCTTTTATTCTCACGGCCTTTGACCCTGTTACACTCCACAGCCCCGCAGAGAACGGGTTGAGCGTACCATAGTCAACAGATATGAAATACTCTGCGCCCTCCGGTGTATCATCGGTTATGTTGTCCTCGCCGAAGTTATACACAAGACCTTCGGCAATTACCCACTCGCCCAGGATATACCGCTGATAAAACACGCCCGTATAAAGCGACTTGTAACGTTCTATTATCTTGGGGTCGAGTGATGGGTTGTCCTCCAAGTGGAAATGCAGCCGTATTGCGTTGTGCTTTTCCGGTTGGCATACCCACTCTTGATAAAACCAATGCTGCGGGGAGTCGGGGTTGCAGTTAAACCATAATTTACTGCCTGCCACAGAGCAACGGGCAAGCGCCTGTTCTACAAATGAGCGGGGCTGCAATGCAACCTCGTCTAAAAGTACGCCGGCAAGGGTGCGACCTTGTATCAGCATGAACGAGC